TTGCGTTCTTCAGCTACAGCTTGCGATTTCTTCGTATAGTCTGTGCCAAGTTGATAAGACTTGATAAGCTCATCAAGGGTTACCTCTTTTTCCTCACCAGCGGCTTTCACCCTGTATTTAGGAGGCTCCTCGGCTTCTTCTTCGCTTTCATCTTGTTCTACCTCCGGCTCGTCATAAGACTCCTCGGATTCGGCTTCGCTATCATTGGCTTCGAGTTCGGTTTCCGGTTGTTCCTGTTCGGAGCCTTCTTGCCCACCCATAAGACCCATGATAGCGTCGGCTGCACTACCTACGTTTAACTCAGCATTTCCCTCAGGAGTCGTGCTTTGAGTATCGCTCATATATAGTTTCCTAAATTATATCGGGAACTGCCCGACTCAGTTACAAAATTTTCAGCCGCTTTTCGTCTATCAACTTCTGTGCCGATAGGCTTTCAAGGTAGGCTTCAATCTTCTCAAATGACCTTAGTTGCTGGTAAGCGTTTTCCCTTACCGCTGCGTCACCAAACTCACTCATAGCAAATTTGTTAATCTCTACTGACCTGAGTTCTTCCATCATTGCCTGAAAATACTCATCTCTCAGCAGATTCTCAGCCCATTGGGATTTGTCCATTCATACCCTTAGTTAGGTTACCTAGTTCCTTAATCGCCTTCAGGACAATATCAGCCTGTTTATTACGGCTATCCTCGTCAGCCAAATCCATCGCCAGAATCGCTTGCAACTGCTTGACCGCTAACTCTGCCTCACGAATACGCATATCCATAGCGTCCTTCTCTGCCTTCATCGCTATCTCAATGCCTTTACGGGTATATTCAGCCTCTAGCGATTGTTTCTGTAGTTGCAACTTAGCAGCCTCGATCTGAGCCTTAGCCTCAGTCTTTTCACGCTCAACCTCTGCGATTATGCGAGTAGCCTCTGCTTGCATATCTGGCTGCGGTTCCTGCGGCTGTGACAGTTGCTCGTTCTGTTCAGGGCTGATCTCGTTAATGAAAGCCTTAGCATCTTTGAAACCAGCCGATTCAATCAGTCTAGCCAAGGTATCGCGGTACTGAGCCACAGATACCAGAGGATTAGCCGCACCGAACTGCGTAAGCACCTGCTCCTGCTTGCCCAGAATCATCTGGAGCATTGCGAGTTTCTGCTCACGATCTCCTGAACCCAAGCCTACGTTAATCGCCACATCGTATTGATTCGTCCATGTACGAGGATCAAATGCCACAAACTTGCCACGCATACGGACAATCTTGGCTTGGTCTTGGTATTTGCCTAATAGATGCAAAATGCCCTTAAACAGCGATTTAACGCCTGTCTCAGCAAAGATTCGAGCAATCAGTTCCAGCTTGCCAGAGTTCGACTTCATCATTGCGGCAATAGCCGTAGCACTCACGTTATTCAGTACGTCAGGATCAAGACCTTGTTGCTGGTCGCTAACGCCTGTACGTTTAGCCTGAACCTGATCCATGTATTCAAGCATCGGGAAAGCCTGAGCCGTTACCGCAGGAACCTCAATCGGCATAATCGAACCAGCAGACTTCATACGGACAACGCCACCCGGAGTAGCGTTCAGCACATCATCGAGATTCACCTGACCATCAACAACCCCGATACGAGCATTGTTCGTTAGGTACAGGTTATCAAGCATCTGACGGGTTACAGTGGACTTGATTAGCTGGATGTCCATCGTCCGGTCTGCCAAGCTCTGACCAAAGAACTTGTGCGGAATAGGGATAGGACACAGGCTATGGAACGGAACTAGGTCACATTCCTCGTCATCTAGGATTTCGCTACCGGCATAGACGATCTTACGCAGTTCAGCGATACCGTCACCATTAACGTCGATCTTGATATAGCACTCGTATACCTCACAGACCTGCATCGTAGGGTCAAGGCTGATATTCTCGTCCGGCTGCTCACCCTGAGAGAATCGGGCTACTCGCTCGACTGTGTACTGAAGATCATCGTAAGAAGGCAATCCCTCGACCACGTCCTTGTCAAAGCCCATCGCTACCAACTCACTACGAGTCATCAAGCGACGATGAGCCACGAACGGGCTATCTTCAATGGTTCTTGCCGATTTGCTAATCAGGAATTCTTCTGGCGGTACGTTCTCAATCTTGACGCAGCCGTATTTCTTGACCTTCTTGACCTTGACATCAAAGTAAGGAATCTGGATCGGGAAGCCCATCGGGTCAACGCCACCGTCAATAAACTCGACGTTCTGGCTGACTACTTCAATGGCGGGATCAGACAGGAGCAGGGCTAATTCGTCTTCAGTCAGGTTCTTATAGGACTCTTTGTTAACGTCCTCTTTGGCATCCCAATACGCCTTGACTACGCCAACCTTACACATCAGCGCGTCTTTGAACCAGTTATGCAGGAGAATTAGACCTTCATTCTCACGGTAGAACACCCAATTACAGTAGTCCGTAGCCTGTCTAGCAGACTGCTCATCTTCTGGAGTCTGTGGCTCAAACGAGACAATATCCTCGGTAGTCGTAAAGACTCGGATGAGTTGTGGCAATGCACCATCGATAGCCTCAGCTACCTCACCAGTGACGATCTGGCTGCGTCCTTCGACCTCGTTACCATAGGGATAACGTAGGTAATACTCCAGAGCCTTAGCCCGTTGGTCTGTAGTCTCGGTATCAATGTAACCAATAGAGTTATCGATTTCATTCTCGATAATGCTCTTGATCTGACCGTCATCCATCTTCATAGCACATCCTTACGGAGTTTTGCCTATTATACAATCCATTTTGTAGAAATTGGCAACGTTGTCTGCCATGAACTATCTCGCTCGTCAAGACCTATTGCAAGGTATCTAAAAGCGTCAGACGCATGGCTAGACCAATCATGTAGCGGCTTCTCATAGAATATCTGCCTACGCTCGTCATGCTCCCGACGGTAGTTTCTCAGCGCATCTAGTCCCTGCTTGACCCTTGGATGGAACCAGCATCTCGGCAGCAATCTCCTGACAGCTTGTATCCCATCAGCGACAGGTAGTCTAGGCGCAACCGTTATCGATAGCCCTGCTTCCTCTAAGACCTCTTTGCGACTCTTGCCTGTGCCTAGTTCCCTCACCTGTACGTCATGCGGCAGGATATGGCTAAATCCCTCGTAATCGTTCTCTCGTAGCCAGTTGACGTACCAATCTAGTCCCTGTCCGTGGTTTTCGACGAAATCGAGTAATCTAATCTCTTTTCCAGCCAGTTGAGCAACCCATATAGCAGTCGAGTCACCCATTCCAATATCCCATGCAGTAAAGCTACGGCACAGATCATCACGAGGAAAGTCAGTAATATGGCTATCCCTTTCAAGGTCATTAATAATTTTGCCATAGTAAGACCCTTCGACCGCTGCGTTAAAGGAACACTCGAACTCCTGATTGTACCTATCCTCGCCCATGTCTCGATAGGCATCTTTTAGTTCTGATTCTGGCAAAACCCCTGTCTGACTAGCCTTAAACTCTAGAAACTTCCAGCCTTCCTCGGTCTTAGCCCTCTCCGCTAACTCAGCGAAATGGTTAGCACCTTTAGGAGTCCCAATGAAACAAGCCCACCCAATACGGTCGGCAAGAGCAGGTCGGACGATTTCGTTCCAAATGCGTGGGTTCTGATCGCCAACTTCGTCGATAACCACGCCATCAAAATACTGCCCCCTAAGACTGTCAGGATTATCAGACCCATATAGACTAACCCTACGCCCATAAAAATCAGCGCGTAACTCAGAGACATTGTATGTAGCTCCTATTGATCTGGTGTACTTCTGAAGGTAATCCCACGCTACTCGCTTGGCTTGTCCGTAGGTTGGCGCAATGTAAGCAAATCGTGGCTCTGGCTTGTCGCACTCGATAGCGGACTTAATGAGGTGGTTGATAGCCGAAACAGTCTTTCCCATGCGACGATGGGCAACCACCACAGTAAAACGATGCTGCTCAATCGCATCATGTATCTCTAGCTGCTGATCTCGCGGCTCGTATGGAATGACAATCTCTGTCACTTAACGTATCCGCAGTTCAGGCATTTATTGTTCACTAGGAACGCACTGCACATCGGGCAGTTAGTCTGTTTGTACGTCATCTTTAGCCTTCCCGCCCCACCGGACGATCATTTCCTGTGCGCCACCATTAGCACCAGTAACCTCTTGCTTCTGCGTTTCAGCCCATCGCATCTGAGCTTTAGTCCACCAGATTAGCGCAGTCGTATCCCCACCCTGAGCCTTGCTAAACAGCGTCTTGGCAATCTGTGCGCTGGCTTTAGCCTTCCCTACGTCTAGCTCAGTCCGATAATGCTTCCGCAGCGTCTTGTCATCGATGCCTATCAACGCGCCTATTTGCTCATGGGGCAAGCCTAGTCCTGCCGATGTCTCGACTATCCGCTTGTTTTCTTCTGTTGGCTTATGCTCTACCATTTTATTGAGGGTAAATGTTACTCATCTGTTAACAATACGGCTTTCTTGCCGGTGAAATCTTCCCATCTCTTTACTATTACATCACAGTATTTAGGGTCTAGTTCCATCATTCGCGCTTGCCTTCCTAGCTTCTCGCAAGCAATCATCGTGCTGCCTGACCCGCCAAATAGATCAGAGACTACATCTCCACCCTTGCTGGAATTTTGCAATGCTCTTTCTATTAACGCAACAGGCTTAGGAGTAGTGTGACCTTCTACTCTTTCTTTATCAAATTTCCAAACGCTAACCTGCTTTCGGTCTCCATAAAACGAATGGCTACCGTCTTTCATCCAACCATAAAGACAAGGTTCATGCTGGCTTTGATAGTCTGTTCTGGATAATGTTAGGCTGTTTTTTGCCCAAATTATCATGCTACTAAAATGGAAAAATTCCCTAAAAACCTGATGAAATATATCCGCACACTTGTCAGAATGGAAAACATAACAAGCCGCGCCAGACTTGGATGTCGCAAAGTAATTACCAAACGAGCCGCGGAGTAATTCCTCAAGACCACCGCGGTCATCGTTGTTGATCCCTTTATAGTCAACGCCATACGGAGGATCAGTAAACACCATATCTGCCTTCTGACCATCCATCAACTTCTCTACCGCATCGATGCTCGTGCTATCACCACACATTAACCGATGATTGCCAAGTTGATAAATATCTCCTAGCTTCGTCTTAGGCTCTACCGGAGTTTCAGGTACGGCATCCTCGTCCGTTAATCCATCTACCTGCTCAGGCTCCAGCAAATTATCCAGCTCTTTAGGGTCGAATCCGAGTACATCCATCTCGAACCCTTGTTCCTTTAGGTCGGCTAACTCCAACGATAACAAGGTCGTATCCCAGCCTGCGTTCATGGCTATTTGATTGTCGGCAATGACGTAAGCCCGTTTCTGGCTCTCCGTCATGTGCGCTAACTCAATAACCGGAACTTCCTTCTGCCCTAGCTTTCTAGCCGCGAGCAGCCTTCCATGACCAGCTATAACGCCGCTTTCCCCGTCCACAAGGATAGGGTTAGTCCAGCCGAATTCTTTGATACTCGCCGCTATCTGAGCTACTTGACCGTCAGAATGTGTCCTGCTGTTCTTGACGTAAGGAATGAGCTTCTCTACTGGTACTGTCTTTATCTGCACTTTGCATTATCCTCTGGATGTCATGCGTATATAAGTTCGTACATATCGGGACGGTGTTCCATTATCCACGCCCTCGGTTCCTCATGGCATTTCTTGAAATCAACGCCTATCGTCTGGCTCCCTGCATGATGCACATAAGCCCTGCTGACGAAATGCTGATAACCCGCCACGTTTAAGTCATGGCATATTATATTATCTGAATACCAATTAGTTGACGGAAACTTTGCAACATTCCACGCTTCCCTGCTGATCGACGCGAAAATAGGCGCAATTACCGGAGTCAACTTGATATTCGACTCGCTTGCCCACCGTAATCCGTTACGTCTATCCCCCTCTATCGGGAATCTAATGTTTTGGTCTGGCAACACATAGTCACTTCTTGCACCTAAGAATCCGTATTTCACGCCCCTAAATTCCAGAATTCCCGCATCTTCCCTCATTAACGATAGCGTATCTGGATTAAGAACCACATCATCGTTAGCTAAAATCAATGAGTCAAACTTCCCATGCTTAAACGCATAACTAGCCGCAGCATTGTAAGCATCGCCAAAGTTCTTATAGACGTTAGGCATCCAGCATAAGTTGGGAAGAATAGTCTTTGCCTTGGCTAATAGGTCTAAATCCTTGCCGCAAATGTAAACAGGCATCTCTGGCGCATACTGACGGATAGACTCCAGCAATACCGAAATCCCTTTGTTTCCTACCGTACAGATGACTATGGCTTGCATTAAATGTCCAAGACTCCGGGTATATGCATGACCCTGTAGTTCGTTTCGATCTTTTTTCCGGCAAACCTCATTAACTGCTCAACAACACCCCAATCATGGGCATATCCGTCACCCCAAACAATACCTAGTGATTTCTTATGAGCAATGCAGGATGTGCCAATAAAACCCTTAACTAACGATACTGACCGACGATCCAGATTAACGTAATCATCCCACCACAGCCAATCAGCATCTAAATGCTCAACAATCCTAACTAAATGATGCTCTCCGAAAACATCGTCAGAGTCTAAGTACGCAATGTAATCGTTGGTCGCAGCTTCAATTCCCTTGTTTCTCGGCAAGCCACTAAAAGCAGAAGACTTAGGCAAAGGCTCTAAGCACGTTACTGGATACTCTGAGGCTATTTTGACCGTTTCCTCGCAACCATCGGGAACGATGATTAACTCACCCATCCCCTGCGTTAGAAAACTCTCTATAGCCCTTCTTAACTTAGCTGGTCTATCTGCCGCGCAACCTGAATACTCTCCTAAGAAACTTGGTAAAACGACACTTATCATTTCTTCTTGTTTCTTGCGGATATGGCTGCTGCTTTAGCCTTGGCATCGGCTTTTGAACTGGCTCCCCATGCCCGTAGAGATAGTAGCAAACGAGTAGGCTCACCATTTTTATACTCTGCTCCGGGCATATTACCCATCCGGGCTAGAAACGAAGCACGACGAGGGTTATCACCAGATTTAACAGGAGGCTTAAGATTAGAGCCAGAATTTTCAGCCTCGTAAGACCTTCTACCCTTTTCATTTAATCCCCCTTTCGGGTTCTTGCCAGCCTTCTTAGTCCATGCTGCGCCCATTTTTGCCCCGTTTCTTACCCATAGGAATCTTGATCTCGATTTCTATCTCATTAACACCGTTCTTTTTCTTCTCTTTTTCTTCGTCGAGATACTCTTTTAGCAACTCTTTGTCAGATTTCTTTTTACCGTTCTTCATTTTTTCTTCCTCGGCTTGGCTGTTTTGGCGGCTTCCTTAAAATCTGCCTTAGTAGGCGCACCCTTAGAACCTACCTTACGCATCTTCTCGCCAGAACCTTCAGCGATACGTTTACGCTTGGCATTGATATTTGCGTAAAGTCCGGCTTTCATTTCTTCCCTTTCGAGGCTTTGCGACCTTCCGACAGCGCAATGGCAATCGCTTGATCCTTGGACTTGACCACCTTGCCACCCTTACCGCTGTGCAAAGTACCCTCCTTAAACTCCTTCATTACCTTGCCTACCTTTTTTTGAGCCTTAGACATCTTTTTCACTTGACCCCCAAATAACCGTTTTCAAAAAGTAAACCTATCGTCTTGCGGTGCGCTTCTTCCCACATTTCTATCCGTTCCGCTTTAGATAGATTCTTACCCTGATCTAGCTCGGAATGGCACAAAAAACAAAGGCTAGCAATTCGATAATCACTAGCCTTTATACTCTTTCCCTTGCCATCCCGCAACTGGTTGCTGTGGGCTGCTACTACTGTTCCGTCCTCCCTTCCGCAGTGGCAACACGGTAGCTTTCGGGCGGTCTCTAGTAGCTTTTTGTTTCGGTAGTTCAATCTGTCGTTTTCTCCACATTTAACATAGCCCTCTGGATTTCTTTGGCAAACTTCCTGATCTCCGGCTCGTGGTAATACTCAAGATTACCAAAGCAACGCTCCATCAAAGCGTTTATCTCACGCTTAGTTAGCTTCCTAACTTTAACGGGCAGATTCTCGAATAAAGGCTGCTGCATATAGCCTCACGATAGCTGCCCTCATTCTACCCTTTTTGATTAAATCTCTGGCTCGGATAATTGACGAAACTCTCGCCCTCGTTGCACTCCTCGCAGCAGGTAACGATCTCGCCAGATAAATCCCTAGCCCTCGGAACCTCATCCCAATCTACTACCCAACCGCAATACTCACATTGTGCCAAATTACTATCGTCTGGTACGTTATCTTGTATGTCAGTCATGGCGCACCCCTTTCGCGGATAGCAATAGCGCACTCGTTTGCGTAGCCGCCTTCAAATGTGTGTTTATCCGCTAACACATCGCACACCTTCGCACACGCCTCACGCTCTGCTGCTGCGACTAGGTTGGCGAAGTGTTCTAGTTGCGCGTAATCAAATTCACAGCCGCCTATCATATGATCTGGCGTCGATTCCTCAGCCATGCGGATAATGTCATCTCTGGTCATTGTGTCACCCTATCCATTGTTCGATTAGAAGCCTCCTGACTGCGCCAGACATCGACGCGAGCCTGTGCTGCTATCAACTTCCACCTAAGCTCCTCAGCAGCCTCTACAGCCGCCTGAAGCCCTTTTAGTAAGGCTTGGTACTCTGGATGAGCATAAGCCTGATTCTCCCTGTCAGCGACCGTATTCCCGATAGCCTGACTAAACAGGATTGCTTTCTTGCTTTTCCGAAACTCCTCTAGGTAAGTAACCTCGGCTTTAGCCTTAGCGTAAGCCGTAGAGTTCCGGTAGATAAAGTCGATTGCCTCATGAGGATCAACCTGCATACTCAACCTCACCTATAGCAGTACGGATTGCCTCAATCAACTTCTCAGCGTTTTCAGGTGTGATGCAGAGATTCGCAGTACCGTTTTTTACGATGATATTGATCCAGACATCCTCGTAAATAGTGTCAACATAAATGCTCGTATGATGATCTACGCCTTTAATTTGTATTGATTCCATGTTGCTCCCCTTAAACGTAGTTCCAAGGTTTAGCGTTTTGGCTAATTGCAAAATTTCTTGCTTGTCGTTTTTTCTTAAACTCAATTTCGGTAATGACGTTCTCAAGCAGTGGTTTTACGCCGTTTACTAGCGTCAATTTCCAACCATTTTTAACTTTTGTTAGGTGTGCTGTAATCATGTTCTACCCCTTGGTCATCCCGCTGTGTGCTGCGGTATGGACGTATCTTCCCAAAACTGTTTCGGAGCGTCAACACATTTATTTCTATCGGTAAACACATTGCTATAGGTAAACACTATTCCCTGCAAACCTCTTTCACCGCCTTTATTGCGTCGATTACGTTAGTAACCACAGCAACCTGCCCTTTCCAACTGTGATGCCATAAGACCTGATCCGGCGTGAGCTTGGCTTTCTCATCCCGTTTTATCTCCAGCAGGACGTTTTTACCCTTGTACCCAACGAGAATATCCGGGCAACCTTTGCCTACCGCATGGAGATGCTCGACCTCCATCCCCAAGCGTCTTAGCTCTTTGACAATCTCGACTTGATTGGAATCCACCCGTTTATAGACCACGCCAATCCCCTTTCTCGCCTCGGTTCCCACGTTCCCATTGAGTCCGGCAATCTTTCTCTAACCTATCCGCAGCTTGATCGCCTCGCTTTTGCCTGACCAAAGATAGATAGTTCATCGCCTTACCCCTGTCCTCTACTCTCCAGAGTAAAACTTGTCGAACTTCACAGCGATGTCTATGCTCTAAAACTTCCTCGGTTGTCAAAGTCAATTCTCGCCCCTATTCTTTCCACAAACTGCTGGCTTAAACTGTCGTACCATAAACCGTACCACTCAGTGCCATCCCCATTCCGCTGCTTTTCGCACATAAGGTAGGTATCCGGCTGAGTCTCGTCTATCTGCTCACCCCGATTCTTGGCGTTTTCCTTCTTCTTGTTGCGCCACACCAAAAAGACGTTATCCACCTGATCCGAGATAGAACCCGATCCCTTTAGGTCATTCTTGTTCGGCTGAGTCTCATCCGTCTGCTGCTTGCGGATATGGTGGACTAGATGAACGTGAACGTTATGATCTCTCGCCAATGCCGTTAGTTCGTCAATAAAAGACTTCTGACCGTTGAAGTCATCCTCGTTCTTGACGCACTTCATTAGGCTGTCGATGATGATGTGCTTAACGCCTAGCTCTGTGGCGCAATACCGAGTCATGGCTATCACCTTCTCTGGCGACGTAGTTCCCTGCTGGTCGTAAAGGTACATATTACTACCTAGAAACTTGTCCATCCGGTCAACCATCTTCGTGATGAATCCTGCCCTATCGTGAGTCAACGGATCATCTAGCGATTCACCTGAGAACTGTCTAAGCATCCGTTGTAGCGTCCTTTCTGGTTTCATCTCGAATGACGCTATGCAGACCGACTGATTCTGCTTGACCAAGTGCAGCGCGATTTGACCAGTAATTAAGGATTTACCACCACCGTTGCTACCAGCGTAAACCGTTACCTCGCCCTCACGATAAGCAAAGGAATCATGCGTCTTAGTCCAAGGCATAACAACTTTTCGCTCTACCGTTTCCGATAGGTAAGACTCTTTGACCGACTCCAGCCAATCCTTAGCCTTCCTTACGCGAATCGTTACATCGTTAGCGTGAAGGTACTTTTCAACATCAATGGTTTCCGATTTCAGGATTCTGGCTTTCCTAGCCTCGTCTAGCTCTATCGCCCTTGCTTCAATGCTCATCGTTTCTCCCCATATTTGAACAGCAGTTCTTTTTTAATCAAAAACGCTTTCTTTTTGTTCCTATCGCCAGCACCTACAAACTCTACATATACCAATTTATTCTCGATAATGCAGTGAATAATGTCTCTAGGTCTGACCCATAAAAAAACGTCGCCATCGTAAAAAACCCACCACT